GCCATTCAAAAGCGTAAGCACGAGCGTACCTAAAATGATCTAACTCAACACCCTCGTACTCCAAATCAGATCCCAAAGATTTGGTTGAAGTATACTGCAAAAATCGCCAACCAGTAACACTCTTCAATTTTCTAAACCAAGAACTTTGACTCAAATAATCTATCATGTGATCGTGTTCATCGCGTCTTATCTCTTCGCCATAGCCAAGAAACTCTCTAGGCCCATCTCTAATCATCAAACAATTCTCAGGTGAGCCTTCTCTAGCGCCATCAAAAGCAGTACGACGCCATTTGTTGAACTTACACATACATTTCAGTACAAAATTTCCAAGTTCCCCAGCATGACTAGAATATTTCTCGTTTATCGCAGCATTAGCTAATCGAACTTGCAATTTACCACAAATTATATCACCCCGTTGATTAGCTTTCACAATAGCTTCTCGGTACAAATGATGGAACTTCGGTACACACGTTCTATCCGAAGGAAGCTTGACCTCTCTAATATGTTCATCAAACCTCCACCAATTATCACGGTACCACTGTTGAACTGTTTTCTGTCTAACACCACGTCTTCTCTCAACAGCGTACTCTCTATTGACCTCATCGATGAATTCATCCAAATACGGATTCCCAGGATAAGATAATTGGAAACTAAGCAATCGCATGTACAATAACTCGTAAGCCTTCCGACGACTAATGGGATTGTCTGAAAAATAAGTACAAACCTTTCTGAGCAATTCTTCTCGCTCTATCACTCTAAACCCATCATCATCATAATGGTGACCACAAAAACTCAGTTCATTCCACTTTTTAGCAACCAAAAACTTGAGTGGGAACAATGAACGGTCCTCCATGCCAGCGATCAAATCGATCCTAATGACCAAGTAGCCATCATCACCTTCAATCAAGAAATAGGAGGCTTTATCAACCCCGCATACAGCTACCAAATTGATATAGTTCCATAACGCATTCCCACAGGCGGTGGGATTGAGACCGGACAACCGCATGGCCAGTCTAAGCACGCGAAAGTGCTTGTTATACAGATATCCAGGTTTACAATTGATAGCCTCGACAGTACTAATGATTTGGGATGCTAATGACTCATTATGATAGAAGCTCTTGTATATGCCATACTCCAGCTCCAACGTTTCTTTAACTTGTGAGCCTTCGAAAGCGGAAATATCCGTTTCTGCACACGCATAACCTTTGGGAACTTTGATCGACAACATTTTGGATTTGATTTCTTCAGCGGTCAAACCTTTAATAAGATGTTTGGCAATCGGACTACGTTCATCAAAATAAATTAGATGCTCCACAGGCCGAAAAACCGTTCCAAACACCACTTTAACAAAATTGTGAGGGCTAACTATAAATCTCAAAGTAGTTCCATCCTTACTATATTCCTCATTCTTAATGAAAACCTGCGTCATATGCTCAGCACAATAAGCTAACATTTTCAATAGTCTCTGACCAGAACCATCCTCTTCTAGAAGGAATTTAGCATAATCGGCACAGGCATAAAAGGAAACACCCTGACCTTCAGTGAGCATTTTCCGATCAACCATTTCCTGAGCAAAGTCCACAAAATCCTGAGGCGTGACCTCGCGTAAAGAGGCTGGGGCAAACTTGAATTGACCAACAGTTTCAAGAATGTTAGTTTTATACTTTTCGAACGAAGTATAATTGAAGTGATTAGCCAACCTCTT